TTGTCGTCAAAGAAATAGATCTGACTGGTGGCGTTCCAAACGTTCAGTCAACTACTGGCGCAATTGTTGGGAACTTTCGCTGGGGGCCTGCTGAACAACGTGTAGATATTGATAACGAGACATCGTTAGTATCAACGTTTGCTTCACCAGACTCAGCAAATACCATCGACTTCCATAGCGCTTCTTATTTCTTACGTTACTCTGGTTCTTTACAAGTTGTACGTGAGGTAACATCTTCTGCTAAGAATGCTCGGTCTACTACTGGCCAGCTCGGAACAGATAATGACGGTACCTTACCTATGGAATTGGTAAAGAATGCAGATGACTTTGCTGCACAGGAAGCAGCCTTGGATTCCGATTCACATACACTTATTGCACGATATCCTGGTGAACTAGGTAACTCACTACGAGTTTCTATTTGTCCACCTAATGATAGTGCATTTAATGCATGGTCTTATAAAGATGAATTCGATGCCGCACCAGGCACATCTAACTATGCATCAACAAGAGCAGCAACCAATGATGAAATTCACGTTGTAGTCGTAGACAATGGCGGAGAACTTACAGGAACAAAGGGAACAATCCTAGAGCGTTACCCATTTGTTTCAGTTGCATCAGATGCAAAAAATACTGACGGAACAACTAACTACGCTAAAGACGTTGTAAACGGAAGATCAGAGTATGTCCATTGGGTAGCCTTTGATTCTGACTACAGCGCTGTAAGCGGTAACGGAACAGTTGATTCTGGAGACAACTTTGATCCAGGTCTAACGTCAGCAACTAACCACACCTTTGCTAAAGGTGCTAATTCAGGCGTATTAGGTACAAGCGAATACTTGCAAGGTTACGATTTATTTGAAGACAAAGATATCACAGAAGTTGATTTCTTAATTGCACCTTCAATGACATCGCGAACTGATCAAGCAACTGTAGTTAATGATCTAATAGCAACAGCAGAAAGCCTACGTAAGGATTGTGTTGTTACTGCATCGCCTGCAAGATCAGATGTAATTAACTTGACTAACACTGCAACAATTACATCAAACATTACGACAACATCAGCCGCAATGACTAACTCATCATACTTAGTTGCCGATGGTAACTTTATCAAAGTATACGATAAGTATAATGATCAGTACATTCAAATTCCAGCAGCATCATCAACCGCTGGTATTATGGCTGCGACAGATCTCAACCGAGCTCCATGGTTCTCACCAGCTGGTGCCCGACGAGGTCAATACTTAGGAATCACTGCAATCAGTTGGTCTCCAACAAAAGCACAAAGGGATACACTATATAAAGCAGGTGTAAACCCGATTGCAAATATTCCAGGTCAAGGTGTCTTACTGTTTGGTGACAAAACAAAACTAGGTCGTCCATCTGCATTCGATAGGATTAACGTACGAAGGCTATTCTTAGTCTTAGAACGTGCTATCGGTAAAGCAGCTGAACAGGTTATGTTTGAGTTTAACGATGAGTTTACTCGAGCAGAATTTGTCAACATTGTAGAACCAGTACTTAGAGAAGTAAAAGGTCGAAGGGGTATTACAGACTTTAGAGTTGTCTGTGATGAAACCAACAATACACCTGCTGTGGTTGACAGAAATGAGTTTATAGCTAATATCTTTATTAAGCCAGCTCGTTCTATCAACTATGTCACTCTTAACTTTGTTGCTGTACGAACCGGTGTTGACTTCGAAGAAGTCGTAGGCACGGTGTAAGGAGGTAGACAATGGCAATATTAGGAGTAGACGATTTTAAAGCAAAACTAAGAGGTGGGGGCGCTCGTCCTAATCTGTTCCAGGTAACAATTAACTATCCAGGATTTGCGGATGGTAACCCTGAACTAACATCATTCTTAGTAGAAGCTGCTGAGCTTCCAGGTTCAACCTTTGGTCAGATTGTAGTACCATTCAGAGGTCGCCAGTTAAAAATGGCTGGTGATCGTACATTTGCTGAATGGACAACAACAATCATTAATGACACAGACTTCGCAATTCGCGATGCTCTAGAGCGTTGGATGAATGGTATAAACAACCACAATGAAAATACAGGGTTGGCTGTACCAGTAGCTTATGAAGCTGATTTAAAAGTTGAACAATTGGACCGTGAAGGTGATATCATTAAGACATATAACTTCCGCGGATCATACCCACAAGATCTTTCACCTATTGCATTGTCATTCGGTGACAATGATAATATCGAAAGATTCACATGTACATGGGCTTACCAGTACTGGGAATCCAATACTACAACTTAAATAAATAGTAGGAAAGGCCGGAGAGGTTCGGCCTTTCTATTTTAACAGAGGACTGACATGGCAGAAAATGATGGTTTAAAGCTTTTTGGTTTTGAAATCAAAAGAGCTAAAAGTAAAGATGAAGAGAAACGACCATCTATCGTTCCTCCGCGGGACGACGAAGGTGGTAGTTATGCCACAGCTTCTGGTACACATTACGGACAATATTTAAATTTAGACGGAGACGACTCTAAGGATAACTATCAATTAATTATGAAATATCGTGGCAATGCAATGCATCCTGAGGTTGACAATGCTATTGAAGATATTGTAAATGAATCTATTACTGGTAGTGAACTAGAGCAAACCTTAGATATTAACTTAGACGATGTTCAAGTACCAGATAAAATCAAAAAACTAATTAAAGAAGAGTTTGACTACATCTATGGTATGTTAAACTTTAAAGAACTTGGCCACGATATTTTTCGTCGTTGGTATGTTGATGGCCGTTTATATCATCACTTAGTACTTAATAACGATAATCCTAAGGAAGGTATCCAAGAGATACGTCCTATCGACGCTGCTAAAATGCGTAAGGTTAAAAAGGTTAAGTATAAAAAAGATCCTGTTACAGGTGCAAAGATTGTAGAAAAGACTGAAGAGTTTTTTATCTATCAAGAAAAGCCAGGTAGTTCTACAAGTGGAATTAAGATGACGAATGACTCAGTGTCATATGTTACATCTGGTTTATTATCTGAAGATCGTAAAAAGATTATATCACATGTGCATAAAGCATTGAAGCCAATCAACCAATTGCGTATGATGGAAGATGCTTTGGTTATATACAGATTAGCTCGAGCTCCTGAACGTAGAATCTTTTATATTGATGTAGGTAACTTGCCACGTGGTAAGTCTGAACAATACATGAAAGACATCATGGCAAGATATCGAAACAAGCTTGTGTATGATGCTAAGACTGGCGAAATTCGCGATGACAGGAAACACCAATCACTTCTCGAAGACTTTTGGTTACCTAGACGAGAAGGTGGCAGAGGAACAGAGATATCTACTCTACCAGGTGGAGAAAATCTAGGACAGATTGATGATATCGTATACTTTCAAAAGAGAATGTATCGTTCATTAAACGTTCCTATTTCACGCATGGATACAGAATCTGTACAAGGTATACTTGGCAGATCAACAGAAATTAACAGAGATGAATTAAAATTCCAGAAGTTTATTGATAGACTTCGTATGAGATTCTCTCATTTATTTTATGGCATCCTTAAGAAACAACTTGTAATGAAAGGTGTTTGTACTGAGGATGATTGGGAAGAATGGAAAAATGACATCACGGTTGACTACATTAAAGACAACCACTTCACAGAATTACGTGATGCTGAGATGTTACAAAATAGATTAGAGACTTTAGACCGAGTACAAAACTATGTCGGTGATTACTATTCTAAAGAATGGGTAATGAAAAATGTACTAATGTTGAATGATGAAGATATTGAGCAAATACAAAAGCAAATAAGTGGTGAAGAAGAAGATGAGCCAGATGAAGAGCCACAGCAAGAAGCACCACCTCAAAAATATGAATTGAAACCTGTCCAAGGAGATGATAAAGATGAGTGAAGTAGAAGACGTACAAGACTATAATGATGTACAAGGTATGGTCCAACATGCTATGGATCAAGATTTCAATAAGGCTAATCAAGTCTTTGGTGATATTATGTCGCTAAAGGTGCAAGACTTATTGGATCAAGAAAAAACACGACTAGCAGATGCCATTTATAATAATGCAACTGATCCTGCTAGTGAAGAAGAAATTATGGGTGATGATCAACTAGAGTTAGATTTAGAAGATGAGACCGAAGAAGATACAGAAGAAGAAGGTGATGCCGAAGAAGAAACTGCTGAAGGAGATGAAGTTCCTGAGGAAGAGGATTCGGAAGAACCTGAAGAATCGTAAAAGTATAAATAATAGTTAACAAAATGAAAACATTTAATCAGATTAGAGAACTAACTGGTAGGAAGCCAAAAGGTCAAATAGTCCTTAATAAAAAGATTGGCAGAATCCAGATAATGATCTATAAAGAATCAATAGGCTTTGTGGCTTATATAGACGGTGATAGATTAGATGTTTACAAATCAAAAGCAGAAGCTCAAAAAGCAGCTGAAGCAATGGTAAAGGTATTAAAGAAATGAAACTGATTGCAGAGTATACCGAACAGAACTTAGAAGTTCTTACTGAAGCAAAAGACGGTAAGAAGTCTTATGCTATTGAAGGTATCTTTATGCAAGCAGAAACTAAGAATAGAAACGGCCGGGTATATCCTAAGCCTGTTATGGAAAAAGCTGTCAGTAAATATGACAAAGAGCAAGTATCTAAAGGCAGAGCTGTAGGTGAGTTAAACCACCCTGAAGGACCGACCGTAAATCTAGATAAGGTTTCCCACAAGATAGAATCCCTTGATTGGAAAGGGAACGACGTTGTGGGTAAAGCGCGTATATTGGAAACTCCTATGGGACAAATCGTTCAAGGTTTGCTCGAAGGTGGTGTCAATCTAGGCGTATCGACTCGTGGTATGGGAAGTTTGAGTAGAGGTAATAACGCTATGGTCGTACAGCCAGACTTTATGTTGAATGCTGTCGACATCGTTCAAGATCCATCCGCACCTAGCGCTTTCGTTAATGGGATAATGGAAGGTGTTGAATGGGTATGGAACAACGGTATTATTGAAGCCAAACAAATTGAACAAATGGAGACTGAAATTAAGAAAGCTCCACGTATCGGTCTTTATGAGACGCAGGTTCGTGAGTTTAAGAATTTCCTCTCGTTACTTAAACATAAAATATAGGAGTCAATGATGACTGATGAAAATCAAGTAGAAGATCAGGAAGTCGAACTCCATGACGAAGTAACAGACGAAGTTGTGGAAGAGGCTCATGATCCTAAAAATGCTGAGGCTCAATCAGTGCAAGCGACTGATAAAGCTGGTGAAGCTACCAAGCGTGCTCCTGCACGTAAAGGTGACAACACTAAGCAAGATCCAATGCCAAAAACTAAAGCAGGTATGATGTCTGCTGCAGTTGGCGCAATGCAAGGTATGTCTAAAGAAAAACTCGGTGGTGTTCTATCTACTCTAATGCAGAGCACTGATGAAGAGTCTTTTGAAGGCGAACCAATTGCAGAAGATAAAGTAGAACTTGACTATAAGGCAGACTTTGGTGAAGATCTAACAGCGTTGGTGAACGAAGAAGCTACACTAAGCGATGAGTTCAAAGCAAAAGCAGAAACAATCTTTGAAGCAGCTATTAAGTCAAAGCTGTCAGAAGAGATTGATCGTCTCGAAACTAAGTACGAAGAAGAGCTAGCTGAGGAAGTATCCTCAACAAAAGCCGATCTCGTCGAAAAGGTCGACAATTACCTAAACTACGTAGTTGAACAGTGGATGGAAGACAATAAAGTTGCTGTCCAAACTGGTCTACGCACTGAGATTGCAGAAAAATTCATGAACAACCTAAAAGACTTGTTCACTGAATCTTACATCGAAGTACCGGAAGCTAAGGTTGATTTAGTTGACGAACTTGCTGCAGCAAATGCAGAGCTTGAAGAAGCTCATGATAAAGCCATTGCACGTACAATGGAAATGCAAGAAGAGTTGGAAGTCCTTAAGCGTGATGCAATCATCGCTGAAGCGGCAGAAGGCTTGGCTGCTACTCAAGTTGAAAAACTCAAGAAGTTAGCTGAGGATGTTGACTTTGAAAGTGCAGAAACTTTCGCAGAAAAAGTTGCTACTATCAAGGAATCATACTTCACTAAGAAAACCACTGAAGCCGCTGACATTGAAGAAGAAGTATCTGAAGACGGTGAAAACATCGTTGAAGCTACAACAGACGTAATGGCTCAGTATCTTTCAGCAATTCAAAAAGCAAACAAATAATTGGGAGTCCAATAAATGAATACTAATTTTTCATCTTACGATAAGTTGATCGAAAAGTGGGCACCGGTACTGAACGAAGAAACAGCGGGTACCATTAAAGATCATCATCGTAAAGCAGTTACAGCTGCTATCTTAGAAAACCAGGAGATCGCTTTTAACGAAGAAGCTATGCTTACAGAAGCTGCTCCTACAAACAACACTGCAAATGCGGCTAACTGGAATCCAGTACTAATCGCTCTTGTACGACGTGCTATGCCAAACCTAATGGCATATGACATGTGTGGTGTTCAGCCAATGTCAGGCCCAACAGGCTTGATCTTCGCAATGAAGTCAACATACGAAACAACAAAAGCTGGTGTTTCAGCAGGCGACGAAGCATTCTTCGACGAAGCTGCAGTTGGTTTCTCAGGCGATTCTGCTACAACTGGTAACGGTACAGCTGGTCCTTCAGGCCTAGTTGGTCTAGCAGACGGTAACGCTGACTCATCAATCGACAACGAGCGTTCTGGCCCATACGCCGGTGATCCATACACAACAGCTGAAGCTGAAGCTCTTGGCTCAACAGGTGGTGAAGCATTTGCTGAAATGGGTTTCACCATTGAAAAAGCAACTGTTACAGCTAAATCACGTGCGTTGAAAGCAGAATACAGCTTAGAATTAGCACAAGACTTGAAAGCAATTCATGGTCTTGACGCTGAAACTGAGTTGGCAAACATTCTTTCAACAGAGATCATGGCTGAAATCAACCGTGAAGTAATCCGTACTGTTAACTCACAAGCTAAAACCGGTGCAGCAACTGGTAACACAGCTCTAAACGGTGTCTTCAACCTACAAACAGATGCCGACGGCCGCTGGTCAGTAGAGAAGTTCAAAGGTTTGATCCTACAGATCGAACGTGAAGCTAACGTAATTGCAAAAGAGACACGTAGAGGTAAAGGTAACTTTATGATCTGTTCTTCTGACGTTGCTTCTGCTCTTGCAGCTTCAGGCATGTTGGACTACGCTCCAGCTATGTCAACAAATCTACAAGTTGACGACACAGGCAACACATTCGCCGGTGTTCTTAACGGTCGCATGCGAGTATACATCGACCCATATGCAACAGGCAACTACATCACTGTAGGTTATAAGGGTACTAACCCATATGACGCAGGCTTGTTCTACTGCCCATACGTACCACTAACTATGGTCCGTGCAGTTGGGGAAGATACATTCCAACCAAAAATTGGTTTCAAAACTCGTTACGGCATGGTATCAAACCCATTCGTAGGCGCAACACCAGCAAACGGTCTTGCAGCAGCGAAATCAAACCAATACTACAGAATCTTCAGAGTAGACGATATTCTAGGTTCTTAATAAAAAAGAGTTCTATCTCCACTAAGAGGGCTTCGGCCCTCTTTTTTTTAACTTGCTTTTTGTATAAATAGCAGTATGAGCAGTCTAACAGAAAATTTTAATTACTTACAGCCTACTAGTTTTAAACTAGTAATTGATAGAAAGAACTTTCCTAACCTTGAGTTCTTCTGTCAACAGGTGACGCATCCAGGATTATTGATACCTTCTGCTGAAGTGCCAGTCAGAAGAATGCAGTCTATACCTTTGCCTGGAGAATCATTAACTATCAACGAACTATCGGCTGAAATACTTTTAGATGAAAACATGGAAAGTTATACAGAGATGTATAGTTGGATATTAAGGAATCAACATACGAACCTTGATACACATACGGCCATGCAAAGAAAAGAGAAGCCTCCTACATATGCAGACATAACATTATCTATTTTATCAAGTCATAATAATACGACTGTGCAAGTAAGATATGTTGATGCAATGCCTACATCATTAGGAGACATACAATTCTTATCAACAGCGGGCGGACAAGAATTCATAACCTTTCCAGCTACATTTAGGTTCAGTTACTTTGAACTAAAAACAGTTAATGCAACTACAGGATCTATTACAGATTCTTTTAGTGTTACAGGTACGGTAGGACAATAATATGGTATCAAGAAATAGACAACTAGCAGCTTCCATAAAAGATTCAAGTGGTGCATTAGCAGTAGAAAAATTTAATAATTTATTTGATAATACTATAGAACCTGAAACATTAAATTTTGCTGTTGATACTCGAGGTGCTGGACAAAATGCTCATTGGTTGTGGTCATGGAATCCTACTACATTACCATATGCTCGAGCTCCTATTACATTATCGAATGAAGGTGAGATACCTTTATATAAAGCAGGTACATATCAACTAGATAACTTTGCTGCATATAATACAAATGGAAATTCTACTCAAACTCATTCAATAAAATTAAAATGGATTGAAGAACCAGGT